TTCCTTTAGGATAAAAGCGACATCTCGCTCTTTGTCCTCTTGCAGCGCCTGAGCTTTTTTTACCTGACGCTCATCGCTGCTATCGTGTACAACAAACTTATCACTCACGGCTTGCACCCCCTTGTAGTAACTGGGTCAGCGCATTAGGTCGTTGCGTGTCAGTTTGTGATAGTACTTTTGCATTCTGAGCCATAGCAGCTTGCTGCTGTTGTTGCATCATCTCTGCTTGGTCAGCTTGTCGCTGCGCCCTCATTGCATCAACCTGCTCTTTGTCTACAAGCAAGTTAGCAGCGTTACCTAAAATTTCGCTGTACTCTCTTATAGCTCTATCAGCATCAATGTTGTCTACAATTTCTGGGAAGACAGCCACAAGGTTTCCTGCAAAACCTAGTGTACGTTCCATAGATGAAGCAGCTACTGCTTGTTGTGCCTGTGCCAGCAATGACACATATTCAACACGCAGGTCTTGCCCAGCTATTGCTTCTGGAGCTTCTGGGATTAAATCTGCTTCTAATGCAAACGTAAATACATCATCCATTAGTGGATCTAACAATTCTACATTTACTCTTTGTAGTACTGGTCCAAGCAATACTAGTTTTTCTTCGTGCCTTTCGACAACCTCTGTCGCTGTCATCTGTCTACGGTCTGACTGTATCATCATTGCAAACAGGTCAGCGTAGAAACCTCGTTGTATTCTGTCCTGTACCTCTCGTATGTCCACCATCATTTCCTGTAGTCGTGGTGTAACTTGATAGGCAGGTATAAATCCTTGACCGCCTTGTGTAGCGTCTACATATGTCGTGCCGCCCGGGATAACTGTAGTTGGTCTGCCCCTCAAGCTAGCAGGTGCTACCATCGGTGGGTTAACCATTTTATCAATTGCCTGAGCTTTACGCTTTTGCTGATGCTGTAATTGTTTTACATCACCTAAGTAGTCCATCCCGGGACACCTTCCATAAACGTCACCGGGTAGTACATCCCATCTGGCTACATAAGCCGGGAATGTATCGTAGCCCCCTTCTTCAAGCACATCATCATTGTCTGCACCCTTCTCAAAGTAACAGCTCATATAAGCTTTATTCTTTGCGTCAGACTTTGTGGTGTCTCTTCCCATACGGGGCTGTATCATGTGCATGACAGTAACTAAGCTGTCATAATTCTTGTTGTTCCATAGTCGTTTTGTAGCAGAGCTAACCCCGGTAAAATCTATCTTCCCGGTCTCTGGGTCCATACAAAACTTTTCTACGAGCTGAGCAACAGTCATAGTAAACTCACGCCCTAAAGTATCTATCTTACCCTGAGCGTTTTCTGCGACTACATATTCTCCAGCAGTAAATGGTCTGAACCTAACAACGTCATCAAAGTTTTTCTGTCGATATAACGGAGCTGTACCGAAAGCGCCTAGCTCTCCGTACACGTTGTATATCGTGTTATAAAAATTACTTCGATGTAAAATATTACGACAGACTTTTTCAGAAGCTGCTAGCCATTCTTTTACGCCAGCTTCTTCATGCAAATCAGGGTCTGATAAAGCAAACCTAAACCAAGGACGAGCAGGGCTAGTCATTCCTGACATAAGCCCTGCTGCTAAGGTTCTCAGCGCCTGTGTTCCTGTACTGTCTATAATTTTGTTATTACGTCTACGCCCTCTGTTATTCTGACTATCAATCAAAAAGCGTCCACGTCTAGGATATAGATAATCACTTATCTCCATCCAGTGACTACGCCAAGAAGATCTATAGTCTTCTAGCTGCTTGTATCTTTTGTGAAGGTTACCCCTTTTAGTTCCAGATACAGAGCTGCTGTACATATTTTCGGGTGAGAGCGCTACCATATTTTACTGTCCTAACAATGTAGGTGAGCTGGTGTAAGCGTTCTTTAAAACACCTTGTCCAGATGTTTTTTGCGTACCTGCCATTCCACCTTGTAATCTTGACCTACGCTTTTGGTTACGTCTTGATTGAGTAACCGCACCATCAACCTTAGTTGGGGCTGCTGGCGGCGCTGGTGGTGGTGGAGGTGGCGGCGGCATTTTTGGTGCTGAGAAACACATAGCTATATCTCCTTCCTTAGTCCAATTGCGTTACGTTTATATCCAAGCTTTTCATAAAACTTAGCTACCTTTTCGGTTTCCACGTCCGTTGAAATTCCAACGGAAATTTCCACACAGTTAAGCATTGTTGCCCATCGTTCAAATGCTCGGACGAGTAACAGTGCTGCTCTAGTCTTCCTTTGCTCAGGAATGACGTAGAACATGAGGTCAGAAGCATACACATCGTCAGTAAAAAAATGTGCAATTGCAATCCCTGCAAACAAACCAATGCACTGACTATCTTTCCAAAGTAGGAAGCAGCATTGATTTTTATTTTGCAAAGTATCTTCAAACAACCCATGTACTTTTTCTATAGAGAGTTTGCTGTCCCGGTAACGACTTTCCGCATGGATATCAGGGACCATTGTTTTAATGGTTGCCCAATCGTCTGTTCCAATTTGGCGCAGTTCATATTTACTGCTTTGTGGTTTCGATACCGCTACTGGCATTTTTCTATAATCCTTTTCACACACCTTATATTATTTTTTAGGTTGCGTCTAGTCGCTTGATTAAAAAGGGTCATACTCATGTACTGCCTCACCATAGAGCGGCGTACCCTTATAACCCTGTCGGGTGGGCGCTACCGGGAATGCAAACGTCAAAGCCAGTGCGTCTGCAAGGTCTGGTGAAGACAGCCCTCGTTTTTTCATATCTTCTTTTTTCTCAAGCTGTATCTGGTTTCTAGTATTGTATCCGTACTCGACAGATGTGAGGTCTGCCCGGATGTCCGGGTCATCGTCTAGCATAATACCACTAGTCATAGCGTCACGCAGATTGCCCCAGCATTGCGCCCGTAAATTAGCATAGCCAGAAACGGTAGCCTTAGACCCAAAGTTTACCTCTACTACTTCAAGTCCAAGTTGTCGGCAGCGGTCTATTACACCGCCGCCAACACCACCGCCGTCTATAAAGATTGTGTTAGGGTTTTTCTTTGACGCTATTGATGCTACCTCTGCTGCCAGCGTCATAGTATCTACGCCCCTATATTTTTTAATACCTTGTGATACGCAGTCTCTGCCCTGACGTAGCCAGATAACAGATTGATCATCGCCAAACCGAGCAACGTCCACGCCCATAACAAGCGGCTCATGCGGCTCGACAGATATATCTTGGTTCATGCAGTTATCCACAACCTCGCTGGGGATAAATTGCATAGATGCAGCGCTAGGAAATACACCTCGCACCCTGACCTTAACGAAATCGCTGTCTTCCCCGTAGTCTTCTACCCACTGAGCTAACAGCGCTTTGTTAGTTATTCCCACGTTTCTGCTGTCTATAAAGCGTCTGATAAAACGGTGTTTGTGTCTACCTATCATGTTCTGGTAAAACCGCCCGGAGTTTCTGGTCGGGTTGCCAAAGTCAAATGTCATTGGCTCACCATCAGTAAGACCACCCTCACGAACCTCAAAAATTTTTTCTGGGATAGCCGAAGCTTCATCAAATATATAGAACGGTGTACTGTTGGCTGCGTGAAGACCAGCGAATGCTTCAGAGTTCTCTTCCCGGCTAGTCTGTGCATCAACACGCCAAGTTTCTCTGTGCATTTTATGATATAAGTTCATTGACCCACCCCCACTATTGAGATGATACCAATGTTTTGTAATGGACATATTGTGCCACTTTGCAAGCTCTGCCCACGTTTTTGTCCGTAGCTGCTCCGCAGTGTTGGCTGTTACTACACCTTTCGCAAAAGGTCTGGTGTCCATCACCCATTTTACCAGCCAAGCCGTCAGTGTCGACTTGCCTATTCCATGCCCGGAGGCGCACGTCACTCTCAGGGGTGGGACCGGGTCTGTGCCATTAAAGTTTCTTCTGGAGACCTCATTTGCAATCATCGACAGGTACTCTTGTTGCCAATCAAGAGGTCCGTCTCTTCCATTTAGGATGCCACTGCCCCAAGGATAAGACAGCATGACGTGACGCAATGGGTTGGCATAGCACTCTGCCATTGCATCTGCTAGCTGCATATCTATATCGATTGGGTTAGGTCGGTTCATAGTCACTCTTCGTCTTCAGCTCTGCGACTAGACTATGTCCTGTGCTGCACGGTTGTGAGCTGTACGGTGGTATGTTGCGTTGACCACAATACCTGCACACTTGTGCTGAACCAAACCCCGGCGGTGGTGCTACCCACTCATGCCCAGTAGGGTTCGATGATGTTAGCTTCTCTATATCTGTACCAATTGCCATTCTTAGTTACCGTCCACTCGCCATCGACTAGACTAATGATGTCACCGTCTTCCACGTCATCCATGTTTACCAACGTGACACCGGGACCAAGCACACGTTCTAACAACGTCTGTTGCTTGCCTGTCAGTCTCTGACTAGTCATTAATAAATACACCTGTTCAAGATGATCCACATTACTGCTTCTTCTTAATCGGTTTCTTCTTTCGCACCTTGACCTTTGCTTTGGTCTTCTTCTTTGGCATAGCTTTGCCGTATCCGTATCCGGGCATGGTTAACCTTCCTTCCTATGTTGGTTGATGTCGATGACCTCAGCAGCTTTGATGCGTCCACGTTGTAATCTCTCAACGATGTCATCAGTCATTGTAATTTCTTTACGTTCAGCAGGGTATGCATCGATAAGCTTACCCAGCTCTCTAAATGCAGAGACCATTGCTCCAGCTTGTGCAGTTTGGTCAGCAAGCTCAGCAGCTTTCTGTAGACCTGTAATGATGTCAGCAAAGTTTAGCTGGGATTTAGCTAGAACTGGGGCTTTTATCTCTGCCACCCTTTGGGTAATCTTTGGGTGACTGCCAAGCTTACTTGCCTCTTCATTTATCTGCTTGTCGTTCATCCTGCTTGTATCGTAAGCAGCTCTGTAACAGTCAGACAAAGACTGCTGACCTTCAGCAACCAAATGTGAAAACTGTTCTTGCTTTGGTGTAAGCTTGTAGCGTTTACCGTCACCAGCTTTAGTCATCTCAGATCTGTCACCGCCACCACCTGCAAGACTATTTAACAAGTTTGGTGTCTGTTCAATTAGTTTAGCTTCATACTGATACGCTTCGTCTTCATCGCTGAACCGCTTCAGTATATTTACAATGACCTCTTCACCCTCATCAATAATTTCACGCACACGTCTAGCCTTTGGACTAGCGTCAGTGTCTCTGATATCAAGTTTGTGAGTGTGTGCATATCCTCTGGACGCTGTGCCTTTGCCAACGTAAAAGACCTGCAAGCTACGAGGGTCAGTCAATGTGTATACATAAAATTTCTGTACTGCCATGCGACTAGACTAATCTATTCTTTTCATTTTGTCTATCAGATATAAACAAAGTAGCGCAGCCTCGGCAATCCCGTCATTTGCTTTGACGTTCCAGATGTCCTTCCTGCCAAACTTTAACTTAGCCATGTCGAGGCTAGCTTGCTGGTCTGGTGTTAGCCC